ATCCGTACTCCTGAGGATGCGGCTGTGATTGGTCCTATTGTGCAAGGTTTCTTGGAAGTCAACGTCAAGAATGACGAACATTTGGTCCGTGTCGCACAGATTGCCCAACGTATCGTATCGGTGGGAGTTAAGTCAAGTACATCCTTGGACGGGTTACTGTCGGAGTCTGAAAAGGAAGCACTACTGAAGGACATCAAGGTGGAAATCCAGGATTTACATGACGATGTAAAGGATCTGGATGACGTATTTGCGGATAAATAAAAATGACTAAACCGACTTCGTATAATATCAATTATAATCAACTCGGTACGTCTCAGTTTCCGAGATTTGCAACCAATCAGAAATCTCCCTATAAAGACGCCGTGGTAGAGGATGTAATAGAGAACGAAACTCATCCTCGGTACGAAGCCGATGGTAGTAATGTAGGGGAAGCACTGTTACGTATACTTCCTGATCAAAGAAACGTACCGAAGGACGACCTAAAATGGATAAAACCTATGGATACCTCCATACGTGAGTATCCAGTAAAGAATGAAGTAGTCATGGTATTTTATTCATTAGGCAGGGTGTTTTACACAAAACGGGTGAATTTGACAAACAAAATCACCGAAAGTTCTTGGCCTGGTTTAGCGGAATCATTTTCACCGAAAAGACCGAGTGCACAAAAGACGGATGATGTCGTACTTGCCGCATCAGGAGGACCGGAGTATACGGGATTGTCACCGGTCGACACGCAAATAGGAGAAACGGGATTTACGGAGAATCGTTTCGTACGAATGCTTAGACAGACGCAAGGCGACATGATTCTACAGGGAAGATTTGGTAACAGTATCAGATTGGGGTCCAGTCTGTTTAGTGACCCCACCGCTCAGGTACCGAAGGCAAACTTATTGTTTTCGGTTGGTCAGGACGAGAACAAATTTCTGTCTACCACTACCGATACCCCGTTTTCCTTGGTGTATGAGGATATAAACAAGGATAAATCCTGTATCTGGATGGTTACGGATGAAAAAGTTATATTTGCTCCCGCAACCAAGGGTAGTATTGCACACCTACGTTCCTCCGAACTTTCCAAATCCAACAATTACACAGGCGCACAGATTTTTGTCAACTCGGATCGGGTAATTCTAAACAGTAAGTTATATGAAATTTCCTTGTTTTCCAAGCAAGAAATCAATCTAAGTGCACTCAAGAGTATCACCATAGACTCCGCCACTTCGGTACAGGTGTCTGGACAGAGTAACGTAAAACTAGCTGCGGTAGAAGATGTTAGCTTGATGGGTAAAACGGTGTCCATGACTTCCACTGGGGATTTTACCCAGGAAACGTTACGAGGAAACATGTTATTATCCGGCAAAAGGATATTTATAGGTTCGGGGGTGGATGAAAGTCAACCGTTGGTTCTCGGAAACGAACTTGCGGAGTTTTTGAAAAATCTCATACAAATACTCATTCAATCAACAGTTATTACATCAACGGGCCCGGCAACGTTTGATTTCAAAGTGTTACGAGAACTACAATCACTTTTGAACGACACTATTCCTGGTGTAGCAAAATTTAATAGTATAAATAACTTTACATCAAGAACGAACAAATAACATGCCTATACCAAGTAATTTGATACCGGTCAACGTAAGTGAGATTTCAGAAAACGTACAGTCGATTGGAGGAGAAGTATCCGGAAACGTACAATCCTTAGCAGGAGAAATTTCTGGAAACATTTCGTCACTTGACATAGAGGTACCATCTACAGACTTACCAGCATTACCTGAAATACCAGAATATACGATATTGAACAGGGCCATAGACAGTATCGATTTGACAAAAATTGGATTAGACGTAATGGAACGTGAATTGATGTCGCAAATAAAAAAATATCTAGATTCGTTGGGTACCCCCGATATAGTAACTAGGTTGTCGTACGGACGTATCAAAAATTTTATATCCGCAAAGGTAGACCGATTGAAAATACAACGTCAACGGGCATTGTCAAAGGCGCTCGACGAGGAATTACGGGCATCTGCAAACCCATTTGAATATAGAAAACGGTTGATAAATACGTCACAAAATACATTGAGAGGATGATTTTATGGACAAAGCTTTATTTCGTGCATATGTAAAGGAGTTGGTCAAAGAACAAATGGAAGAGTCTGTTGAAAAAGCGGTCAAAAAAATTCTTCCAGAACTTCTTGCCGAGGCGGTTTCCGAAGTGAAACAATTGAACACGCAAAAGAAAATTACGGAAAATACGTCAAAACGTCCCGCCCCTACCAGAGCGCAACTGGCAGAAATGTTGGGGCTGGAACGACATGGTGACACGATTGTAGGAACCACCAAGAATCTCGGTTCCGTGATGCCAACGCCACCTGCAGGGATGGACAAGGATAACCCCGTGTATCAGGCAATCAATAGGGATTATTCTGCGGTGATGAAAGCAATGAAACTGGTATAATAAATGGCACAAAAGTTCATCGGTGTAACACTACCTATACGACTGGGGCAAACGGGGATGTTTGAACAATCCACCGACACCATTCAGCAGGTACGGTCAAACTTCAGAAATCTCATACTGACAAAAAAAGGGGAACGAGTTCAACAACCTGATTTTGGGTGTGACATATGGAACATATTGTTTGAACCATTTACCGAAGATACGTTGGAAAATGCTAGACTGAGTGTAGTAAGTGCAGTAGACCGATGGTTACCGTTTTTAGAACTGATAAATTTTGAAATAATACCAACCAATAAAACAAACCTAATCAGTATCCTGTGTCTTTATAGGTTCAGGGGTAACCCTAACGTTAATGATTTGGTTCTGATAGAGAATATAAATACCGAAACGGCTACTGTACTACAGTCTGGTATGCCGTCAAATTCCACCGAGGATACTCTATCTCAGGAAGATATTCTTAATGAGAAGTTCCGAGAACGTTCACGGTTAGTTCGTCGTTTATAAAACAATATCTGGAGTTTTAAATGTCAACTTCGCAGCAAGTAGTCATACAACCAAGACCAAACGTTAAACAAATAAATTACGTTGCAAAGACGTTTACAGACTTTAGGCAGAACCTTATGGATTTTGCCAAAGCGTACTACCCAGATACGTATGCAGATTTCAACGAAGCATCTCCTGGTATGATGTTTATTGAAATGGCAGCGTATGTTGGGGACGTACTGTCGTTTTATATCGATAACCAGTTCAAGGAAAACTTACTGGCATACGCAGAACAGCAGGAAAATATAATAACTCTTGCGCAATTCTTAGGATATAAACCAAAACTGACATCACCAGCGGCAGTTACCGCTACACTGTATCAACTAGCGCCCGCTACGATAGTAGATGGTATGTATGTACCCGACCCAAAGTATTTATTCAAAATAGCTCTCGGCAGTACATTCATAACGACTGGACAGACTGCAGTACAATTTAGGTTGATGGAAGATGTCAACTTTGCGGATATAACCCCCGAAAATTACGTAACAAACACGTTTGTCGACGGTAATCCTGATACGTTCCTTGTCAGTAAACTAGTAAAACTGATGGCAGCATCGGAAAGAACTGCCACATTTTCTTTCGGTGCACCACAACGATTTACATCAGTTTTGGTACCCGATGATAACATAATTGGAATAGAACGAGTTACTGACAGTAATGGTAATCGTTGGTATGAAGTGGACTATTTGGCGCAAGATGTCATAATGGAAGAATTGGATGCGTCAACGACTGGACAAACCGATAATACCGCAGTGTCACGACTACGACTGCGTAAAGTACCGAGACGATTTACTACTCGTATTAATAGAGACGGTCGGATGGAATTGTTATTTGGGTCCGGTACGGATAATGATGCCGAACTGGAGTTGACGTTGGATTCCAGACAGGTGGCAAACTCACAATATGGAAACACGATTCAAAATACGTTGGGTAACGTGGCAATAAACAACGTAAATTTCCTCAGCACCAACAGTTATGGATTGGCCCCATCTAACGTTACACTTGAGGTCACGTACTTGGTCGGTGGCGGTGTATCAAGTAACACCCCGTCTAACACCATAAATACCGTTGGACAACTGACGATTACGAATGACGTTACGGATTATAGTCAAGCGGAACTTTTGGCGTTCAACTCATATATACAGAGTGTTACTATAAACAATGAATTGCCTGCAACCGGCGGCGGCGACAGAGAATCAGCGGATGAAATCAAACAAAATGCACTAGCGTTTTTCAATGCACAAAACAGAATAGTGACTACCGAAGATTATGCGGTACGTTCGTACGCATTACCGTCAAAATATGGAAAGGTTGCCAAGGTATTTGCGATTCGGGACGAGCAAATAAATAGAATATTGGCGTCATCCAGTGACACGGTATATGTTGATAATCCGGTAAAACCCAATTGCATAAACTTGTATACCCTTGGATACGACACGAATAATAACCTGAGTACTTTGAACACGATTGTGAAAGACAACTTGGCACGGTACCTCGAACAGTTTAGAATGTTGACAGATGATGTAAATATTCTGGATGCGTTCATTATCAACATAGGGGTTCAGTTCGATATATCGGTACTACGAAACTATAACGTAAACGATGTATTGGCAAGAAGTATTGGAGCAGTTCAGGAATTTTTCAATATTGAAAAGTGGTCCATCAACCAACCAATAATACTGTCGGATTTAATCTATAACATAGGATTGGTGGATGGGGTACAAAACGTAAAGAGTGTACGTATATTCAATAAGTATAGATTCAAGGACGGTACAGGATATCAGGACTACAGATATGATATAGATGATGCAACGGTCAACGGAGTCATTTATCCAAGTCTTGACCCAAGTATATTTGAATTGAAGTATCCGACCACGGACATCGTAGGAACTGCAACGCAATAGTTTGAAAGAACGTAAAACCGGGACCATACACTATTATGAGAAAATTTCTAACAGCCAGTAAAGATACCACGATATATCAAGCATATCCTACGGTCAACGCAGGATTTGATGAAATCTTGGATATCGGTAAGGTCATCAACAAAGCCGTAGATGTTGTTAGTTCCACTGCGTACGCAACGGGCTCCGCACGTGCCCTCATGTATTTTGAGTTACCGACCACCGCAAGTGTTTCCTCGGATGCCAAATATTACTTGAACCTTCGACTGGCAAACGCAGAAAACGTAAAACGTAACCAGACAATACTAGTGTATAAAGTATCCCAGTCATGGGACGAAGGAAGCGGATATCTGGAACAACAGCCAACAAACGTAAACGATGGGGCAACGTGGCGCCAACTCGGTACCGGCGTATCGTGGAGTATGGCTGGGGGAGATTTTCTTACCACCTCCACAAGTCAAAGTATTTCATTGACATCGTACCCTATGCAAGACTTACGTATAGATGTCACGGATATATTACAACCATTGGTCAGTCAATCGTTACAACATACCTTTTACGGATTGGTATTACAATTTCCAACATCGGATGAAGCCGATAGAAACAACGAAGGTGTAATTAAAGTATTTTCGACACAAACGCACACGATTCATTACCCGACGTTGGAAATTGCATGGGATACGCAAACGTTCATTACGGGAAGTTTGGTTGGAATCCCCTCTTTGAACGTAAAAATAGCACCTAGTAACCTACGAGAAGAGTACACGAAGGGGGACGTTGATAAGTTGACATTTGTGGTCCGTGACCAGTATCCCGTACGTTCGTTTGATGCAACGCTACGATACAAAAACAAGTATTATCTACCATCGTCCTCGTATTATTCAATAGTGGATGTGCAGAGTAACACCACAATAGTTCCGTTCGACGAATATAGTAAAGTGGATACCGATGCAACGGGGTCGTACGTAATATTGGACACCACTCCTCTACCAATTGGAAGATTTTATACACTCAAGTTGAAAGTGGTGAACGGAACGTACAGTAGGGTGATAGATACTGACACATTGTTCAAGGTTGTGTAGTTATGTCCATCATTTTTCTAAGTGCATCAACCAATCCTGATAGTGCAAGTATAGCACGAAAGGATATAATCAACATGCCGTACTCGTCGTTTGACGTATCCGCATCACTACAAACAGAATTTATAAAAACGAACTATGCAGAAAATGTACAATACGTGGTGGTAAACTCGCCAGGAAAAAAGATTGCCGGAAGTGTCTATTACACTCCGTTGTATACAGAAAAACTGGATTACTCGGTGTGGTTGACCAGAATAAACAAAAATTTTGAAGAATTGAACTGATATGCCAAATACGTCAAATTACCAACCAGAACCACCGTCTACTAACGAGTCGTATAATAGATATACGGTATCCCGAGTCATTGCCGATAACCAAGACAATTTACTGAAAATGGAGGCTCCGGCCGACTTTTCGGACGCAATACTCGACAATAATATCGAAGTGGCTCTTTACAGCCTATTCGATAATTCTCTAATTTTTTGGGACGTAATTCAAAATAGTGGAAGTGCAGTTTATACCAAAACCTTGCAGTACAACGACAACTCATTTAGAAAACTCTTATTCATAGATTTTTCAAAGATACCATCGGATTTTGTTCCCACGGGACAATATTCAGTAACGTTGAACTTTTTTGCAAACGAGTTGGGTTCCGCGGCAGAGAGACTATTGAAGGTTAGTAAGATTTCGGATTCTCGTACGGAGGTTGAGTTATTGTTGACTGATACCTCAAAAATAGAAAAACTTAAACAGTTTGCAATACCTAGGAT